CCGCGTCGACGTCTCGGCGACCATGCCGCGCCTCGGCCTGCTTTCCCTTGCCGTGAACATTACGCTCGTAAACGGCGAATCCTCGACATACGCCTTTTCCTACCCGTTGGAGTAAACATGCCTTTCAACCGCCCCCCTCTTGATCTGCTCATAGCCCGATCCGCCGCTTCCATGCAGTCGCGCCTCCCGGGAACGGACGCCGTGCTCCGGCGCAGCCTCTCGGGCATCGTCGCACGCATGAGCGCCGGAACCGAGCACGGCCTTTACGGGTATCTCGACTGGCTCGCGCGCCAGCTCATGCCCGACACGGCGGAAGAGGAACACCTCGAACGCTGGGCGTCCATCTGGGGCGTTTCACGCAAGGCCGCCGGGCACGCTTCGGGAGACGTTTCGATCACGGGCACGCCCGGGGCCGTCCTGCCCGAGGGGACGATCTGCCTGCGTTCGGACGCCGTCCGGTATGCCGTCGTCTCCGACGCCACCGTCGGAGAAGACGGGACGGGAACCGCTTTCCTTTCCGCAGTCGACGCGGGAACGGCGGGCAACGCCCCAATCGGAACCATTCTCGCCCTCGCTTCCCCCGTTTCCGGGCTCGATTCGCAGACTCAGGCTACGGACGGGCTTACCGGCGGCACGGACGAAGAGACGGACGAAAGCCTGAAAAGCCGACTCCTCGCAACCATTCAGAGGACGCCGATGGGCGGGACGCAAGCCGACTACGAACAGTGGGCGCTTGAGGTTCCCGGCGTGACGCGGGCGTTCGTGACGCAGGAAATGGGGCGCGGCACCGTGACCGTACGCTTCATGATGGACGGCACCTATCCCGACGGCGTCCCCAAAGACGGAGACAGGCAAGCCGTAGCCGCGCACATCGAAACCGTACGCCCCGTGACGGCCGACGTGTATGTCGTCCTTCCCGTAGCCGATCCGCTCAATCTGCGGCTGCGGATTACGCCGGACACGGCCGCGATCCGTCTCGCCGCCGAGGCGAACCTCTGGGCGGCGGTTCGGCGCGACGCCGTTCCGGGCGGGACCATCTTCCTCTCACGCCTGCATGAGGCGCTTTCACTAACGGAAAAGGAAGAGGATCACGTCATCCTTTCCCCCACGGCGAACGTCACGCCCGAAACCGGGCACATCGTCGTTCCCGGAAGCATCGAGTGGGTGACTGAATGAGCGCCGATTATCTTTCCCAGCTTCTCGCCTTGCAGCCGCCGGGCGCAGCCCTTCCCCGCGAGCCCGAAAGCGTCTGGGTGCGGCTTCTCGCCGCCCTTGCCGATGGTTTCGAGCGCGTCGACGCGCGTTCCAACGACCTTGTCCGGGAGTCCGATCCCCGATCGTGCATTGAGCTCATTACTGATTGGGAGCGCGTCTGCGGGCTTCCCGGGGAATGCTTGGCCGACGATTCCATTGCGTCGTTACAGGGCAGACGGGCCGCCGTCGTCAACGTGCTTACCCGCGTCGGCGGCCAGACCCCGGCGTTTTTCAAACGCCTTGCCGCGATCGCGGGCGTTGAAATCGAAATTATGGAGTACAGGCCGTTCGTCGCCGGGCTTTCACGGTGCGGGGAACCCCTGTCCGGACCGGAAGACGTACGGTTTTGCTGGACGGTGACGGTTCGCGGTCAGCGCGTTACGTCCTTTCGGTGCGGTTCTTCATCCTGCGGTGAGCGGCTTTCGGCATTCGATCCGGCCCGGGAGGTCGAGTGCCTCCTCCGCGCGGCGAAACCGGCGCATACCGTCCTGATCGTCGGATACGAATAATCTGTTTTCCTAAAGCCCTTTCAAAGACTGATTTCATTCCGTTCCATATCATGGGGGCATCTTTTTTTAGGAAGGTGCCCCATGAAATATGTTCCTCCCCTCGGAGCGACCGACCCGAACGCCTCCTATCAGGACGGCAACCCCGAAGCCGGTATTCTCGGCAGCATTGTTCCCGCTGCGGCCATTGAACGGCCGCAACGGGAAATCCTGAATGTACTCACGGCTGCGGGGCTTACTCCCAGCGATACGGACTTGACGCAGTTGCTTGCCGCCATTCGGAAAATCATCGGTACCCAAAACGCCGAGCTTGAACGCCTGCGCCTGCTTAAAATCGGTTGTCCGATGTATTGGCGCAGTACCACGCTCCCGGAAGGCTTCGCGTGGGTCAACGGCGATCTCGTCCTTTTTGAAGATCGTCCAGAATTTGAAGAGGTTTACCTCGCTGGCGGCTTCGAGGGAATGCTTCTCGAAGCAAACGCCACCAGCGGGCAGATCGCCGCCAACCTCGGGAAGTTCAGAAAACATCCTAACGGACTGGGATTATACCTTCCTTCGTGTGGCGAACAGTTTTTCCGAGCTTGGACGCAGGGAGGAAGTAGAGAGGCAGGAGCATGGGCACAGGATACGGTGCAAGTGGGGATAAACTCTTTTGAAGTACGCCCATTATCAGCAGCGGACGCACCTGTTTCCATAGAAATGACTATAAAAACAAGAGGAAGAGATGCGCCTTGCCTAGCTTATGGTTCAAATACAGCTCCTATGTATCGTTATGAATCAGCCCAACGTCAGGCCACCGAGACTTGCCCCGTCCATATCTGGCAACCCTGTATTATCTATCTAGGCAACTCTGCATGACTTTTAACCTAACCTCCCGCGTTTCCGAGCTTGGACGGGGGGAGGTGGCCGGGAGGCCGGGGAATGGCAGGCCGATGCAATACGAAACATCATTGGCCAGTTGGTATCAATATGGTCATACCAAGACGCTCTCCCCGGCGGCACGGGGGCTCTGTCGTGGACAACTTCCGGAGAAGGGGGATTTACAGCCAACAGTAAGAGCACGATGCAGGGAATAACATTTGATGCCTCCCGTATAGTCCCGACCGCCACCGAAAACCGCCCGGTCAACGTTGCGATTCCCGTCATTCTGTATCTTGGCCTTCGTGCTTGAGTTTTTGTGATAGCCTGCGCCTTTCCGAGGGTGGACGCTTGGGGCGGGAGAGGCCGGAGTTAATGTGGTGGATACTGGTCGTACTCTGACGGCGAGCTGGACGACCGGGTGGGCGCAATCTTTTATCCCGACCGTCTATACAGGCGGTGCTGTCTATGCTGAAACCAGCACGGCGACACAGGCTAGCGTCACAGCGACTGATCCTGTTATCCAACCTTTTCATGTAGTTTTTGACGCCGCCCGCGTTTGGGGTGAGCACGCGGCAACCGAGTTTTCCCCGGCGCATGTCCGATTACCTGTCATCTTATATCTTGGCTTATCTACCTGGATCGGAAGACCGAGATACAAGATAACGGGGAGGTTAACTGACGCGGGCATAACGGTAGCAGACGAGCCGTAGGTCGGGTTTGATGCCCTTGCAGAAAAGGTTGTCGGTAGCTCAATTCCCACACCGGATATAGCAACAGTAACATTACCGTATAACGTGCCATCGCGAATAAAGGCTCCGCTCCAGTCTGCTCGGCTGTCACCGAGCAGGTCACAGCCGTCAAAATGCCCCTCAATTTCTGGCAATCCCGCCGCGTTGTACCCGCCCGCGCTTCCCGTCCCCTGCCCCCACCCTCGGAAAGGCTACACATAAGGAGAAAAACTATGCCTTTTCACCAAGATACAAGATAACAGGTTGCCATACATGCGGCGGGGCCGTGATTGGCCCGGTTGGAATAGAGCGAGACAGGCGAAAGTCGAATCCTGAAAAAACGCCATTACCACCGGGAGAAATTTGTGCAAGAAAGTAATCGGTAGACCCCGTTGTAGCGAGAGCCCCTTTACCTTCAACATAGATCCATGAGTTACGCCCGCTCATGCTCCCGTAGACTTCACGCACCGTGTCCTCTTGCCATGCCCCGGCCTGTGCGGACCCTCCCTGCCCCCACCCTCGGAAAAACTTTTTGTGACAATAAAACTATAAATAAAGGAACAAGATATGACGATACCTCAGATGTATATGTATGACTTGAAGACCGGAGAATACACCGGCAGCCGTGATGCCACTCGGCGTCCGAACGGCGAGTATATACTGGAAGCGACCGGCGCGACATCTGTTGCTCCGCCCGCTGTCATTCCTACGGGGCAGACTGCCCGCTGGACCGGGGATGCGTGGGAGAAGGTGGAAGACCACCGCCAGCACATGGACGAGCGTGGGCGCAAGGAAGGCGGGACGCCGTACTGGCTCCCCGATGATACATGGCGTTCCGAACCCCGGTACATGGAAGAACTCGGGCCGCTTCCGGCTGATGCGCTTTTAGAACGCCCGAGACGTCCGCTTGAGGAGTATAAAGCTGATAAGCGGCGGGAAATCATCGCGGGCTATACGGCGGCACTGACGGCAACCCTGACGATGCCCGCAGAGTCTCCCTCGGCGGCGGAAGTGGCGACGGGGGCAGCGCTTTTCGCCGCTGACGACGCCGTTGGGCTTGCCGACGTGCAAACAATTCTTATAGCGAGGAGGGACGAGTTGCTGGCGGCTGTAGAAGCGGCACAACGCCGAGAAACGGTCTCGGCGATCGTGGTTTCTTACCCGGTCTAGCGGTAAATTTCAGGCAGAGGCGGGGGAGATTGGACCCTCCCCCACCGGCCCGGTGTACGGTCACCGGACCACGGCCCCACATGATACGTACATATCATGCGGAGTGTCCGCCTGCGTTTATGGCTCACAGTCAGACCGCGAGCGCGTAAACGCATATCAGGACGGATGCGGGGGCGCAAGGGAAGGACAATCAAAAGATGGAGTGTACGGACAGGGAAATCAGGTGCGGCAAGTGCGGCCGCTTGCTGGGAACGGGGACGGCACTTAGCTTTACGGTCAAGTGCCGGTGTGGAACGTATAATCACATTCAAGTCGTCACTACGAGGGCCAAGAGCTCCAACTCCGAAACATCGGAGTCAAACCATGTCACAGAACAAAACTCTCCCGCCGCTGGCTGATAATGCGCCCGGCGTCAACGGTTTCAAGTACAAGCCCCGCTTCGGCGTCATCGTCATCTGTAAAGACGAGGAAGAGCATAGACGGGTGTATGAGCGCCTGCGCGGAGAAGGCTACAAATGCCGGGTGGTACGCGTATGAAGATCACCATCCACCACGAAAGTCCGGACTATCAGTCATACCGCGCCGCCTGCGTGCGCTCTCTCTTCAATGCCGAAGCCAGCGACTTTCGGCTTGAGGCGGAATTGCCGCTTGACGCGGAACCGTGGCAAATCGGACTTATCGTCGGCCCGTCGGGTTCCGGCAAGTCTTCCCTTGGCTCTCGCATCTGGGGGTCGGAAACGGTGCGCGGCTCTGAAGTATGGCCAACGGACGCCCCTATTGTTGACGCCATTGCTCCAGATTTCAAGGGAGGTGACTGGCAACAGGTGACGGCGGCACTTTCCGCCGTCGGCCTTGGCGACGTTCCGTCATGGCTCCGTCCGTACCACGTCCTTTCGACCGGAGAAAAGTTCCGGGCGTCTCTTGCCCGTATCGTCTGCGAAGCCCCGGAGCACGTCGTGATTGACGAATTTACCAGCGTGGTCGACCGTCAAATTGCCCGGATAGGCGCGTCAGCCTTTGCAAAGGCATGGCGGCGCACTGGTGGGCAGGCCGTTCTTCTTTCATGTCATTATGATATTATTGACTGGCTCGCCCCCGATTGGGTTTTCGATACCGCAACCGGCGATTTCCGCTGGACACGGGGGTGTCTTCAACGCCCCCGAATCGATCTCGACATATTCCAGACCAACTGGCGATTTTGGCCGCTTTTTGAGCCGCATCACTATCTGAGGGTGCCGCACATGGTGGCCGCCACAAACTACGTCGGATTTGTGGGCGATCAGCCTGTGGCTCATGTGGCCGTCTCGACGCTGGCGGGACTTCGGGAAGCGCGGGCGTGCCGACTGGTTATTTTGCCGGAGTGGCAAGGCGCGGGCGTCGGTCTTCGCTTCCTCAATGCCGTTTGCGCTCTTTGGAGGCGTGGGCAAAATCGATACGGCAAACCGATGCGGACGCTTTTCCACACGTCGCATCCGGGGCTTGCGGCGGCCCTACGCCGGAGCCCGCTATGGACGCAGGTTTCCGCCAGATTTTACGGCGAAGACAAGCTCAGGTGTCATAATTCCATGATCAACTCGAGGCAACGTCTTGGCGGGACATGGGCGGCGGTTGGATATGGCGGACACTTTCGGGCCGTGCAGGGTTTCCGGTATCTCGGTGAGGATGCCGCATGAAGATTGTACTTTTTGGGCAGAAATGGCTCGCCGCCGAAGTACTTAAAGCCATTACGGCTCTCCCCGGCGTTGATGTTGTTACAGTATGCCCGGACACCGAAACGCCCGATGTGCTACGCCGGGCGGCCTTTGAGTTGGGCATACCTTCATCTAGGAATATGGATGCGCTCCCCCGGTGCGACATGGCGGTTGCGGCACATTGCCAGCGGTATATCCCCACCGCCGTTCGTAGCCGGTGCGGGCTTGGCGTTCTAGCGTATCACCCCTCGCTACTTCCCCGTCATAGAGGGAGGGATGCCGTCAAATGGGCAGTGGCTATGCGTGACCCGATAACGGGCGGGACCGTGTACTGGATGGACGACGGTGCGGACACAGGGCCGATCGAAGCTCAGGAATGGTGCCATGTCCTGCCCGGTGAAACCGCCCCGGAAGTATGGCGGCGTTCCCTCGCGCCTATCGGAGTTCGGCTACTCACCGAAACGGTGGCACGGCTGGCCACAGGAGGGCGACCCCGAGCCAGACCACAGGACGAACGTATAGCGACGTGGGAACCGGCATTCACAACGCGAAAGTTGAAGGCATAAAAGAAGGCGGGGAACTTCCCCGCCTTTGTAATTTTATTGCGGAATCTGCAATTCGGTTTTTGTCGAAGTTATCATGCCGCTGGAGGCGGGGTTATCGCGCGCATCAACAGTCATGGCGCAAGCGCCTGCGATTGAAGTGTAGCCATACCCAAAACCCGAAGCATAAGGAAAAGGCAAAAAAGCGTGCCGCAAATCACGCGCGTATTAGTTCACGGGGCCATAATGATAGGCAGGCTTTAAACGTGACCAGCAACATAAACGGCAAGATTAACGGCTGTTCAGGTTGCGGCTAATGATATGAATCAAGAACTTCCTGTGGTTCCTCAAGCTGTTCGACACTCGGCAAAGCCCCTGAAAGGCCCGCTGCCGCGCAGGCTATAACAATCCGCATTCTATATGTCTTATTTTTTAGGAGAGCATCAAGTTCTTCTTTATATTCTTCGCTGATTGATTCTTCAGCGACATTTTTCACAGCTTCAAAAATTTCTTTATTTAATTGAAATATAACATCAATTCTGGATGATATTTTTTCATCATCCAAATTTTTCTTTGAATAATCATGGGCAAATTTATTTCTAATGTGTGAAATATTTTTTAATGAATCGTAAGCTGTTTTTCTCAGAAGTCCAACAGCACGGGCAAGGTTGACTTTGAAGGAAAAAGAATCTTCTCGTTTCAGGTCTATACTGCCGGGTACAATCCTTGCTTCAAGCATGTTCGTCAAGATGTCTTCAATATAAGCAACGCCGATAATAGCAATTTCCCTATCTGACTTTCCGGAGAGTAAATCAGAACATTCCAAGAAGACTTCACTCGCCCGCTTACTGTCAAAATCATCCATATTTTCCTCGCATAGAACACGCCTTTTCCGGGCGTTTTTTTATTTTTAGGTCTACACTCTTTTCATGAAATTACCATGACTGACCTTTGGGGTAGTATATCTCCCTTGACACCAGTGGGGAACTGGTGCTGACATCCGGTATGGACATGCCGAACCACGACCCCACATGGTGATAACGCACCATGTAGAATTTCCGCCTATGTTGTGCCGTGACGGGGTGCAACAAAAACAGGTAAAGGTGAGGGGGGGGTATAAGATGGATAATAACAACGGAGAAAACCCGAGAAATTCGCTGTTCACACTGTAACCGTCTGCTCGCCAAAGGTGAGTGCTCTATCTTGAGCGGAAATGCCCCGGTACGGGACCCTCTGCATACGGTATGCCATAGTATCCTCTACTCCAAATTTTTCATACCAAAACTAAACGGCGTTGTACACAAAATTGTCTGGCGCGTTACATACAGGGCGGGCATGAGGGGAACATTCCGGTCGAGGGCCATGCGTTATTGTATTGTTATGGTTTGGGTTAGGTTTGGCTTGAGAGGTACGGATAAAAAGTAACATAATATTTATGATTATGAGATAAAAATGAAACAGTGATGTTTTACAGCTCTTTTTTCGTTGAATATTCATATGTTAATGAATCATGCAGTCCGCAAAGGCAGAATGTCGGCCCCCCCAAGAGAAGATCCCGGCATTGGAATGGGATGGCTGTAAACACCAGTCCGTTAACGCGTAAACAATGGCCATAGCGAGGGGCCGTGCCCACGGATGGCTTTTTACTCGCATCGAACGGGGACCACAGAGGGAAAAGGGCACACCGGAAACCCCAGCTCTATCCTGTTACTCGCAAAAAAGGAGGCGCCTCACAGGGAAACCCCTCTGAGACGCCTTACGGGAAGCCCGGCGGCCCGCGCCGTTCCGGTGAAAGGTCAACGCTAGCTGAGCGAACGTTCGGTATACTCGGAAAAATCGTATGTCGATTGAGGATGTTCCTGCAAGAAGGCCGGCGACGAGACAAGGCAGTTTGCTGTGGCGACATTACAAGCCGTAGGGATATTGTACAGATTGGAAATGCGCAGCAGGGCCTTAACGTCCACGTCATGCGGCTGGGCCAGCATGGGGTCCCAGAAGAAGATCAGGGCGTCGATCCTGCCTTCCGCGATACGGGACCCCATCTGCTGATCCCCCCCGAGCGGACCGGATTTCAGGCACTCCACGGGGGTCGACGGGCTCTCGTCGCCAAGCAGCTCGCGCAACGCCGCGTCTATAAGACGTCCCGTGGTCCCCGTGCAGGTCAGGCGATGGCCTTTCAGTTCGTTGACATGCTCCCGCGCCCACCGGACCAAATCCTTTTTGCAGTTGTCGTGCGCCACCAGCGCGATATTCATGAAAGCTCCTTTGGAAAAGAAGATAACAAAGAACGACGCCCTCCCCCCAGCCTGTTCCGAAACGGCGCGGGCGTTCCTGCAAAAGGATACGAGAGGCGCGGACGGAGTCAAGAAAAAGGTTTTCCGTGGTGCCCGGCTACCGCCACGGGCCCTCGACAATCTCACAGCCCTTCCGTTCCAGCGCGCCGTCTACCCATCCACGATCAAAAAGCCCCCGGCGGGCATTCTCGGTCTTCGCCAGATCCCGCTCATGGGATTGCCGCGCCGCGTCGTACAGACTGGCCGCATCTCCCGACGGGATGACGATGACGCCGTCGCGGTCCCCGAGGATGATGTCCCCGGGCTCCACACTCTGGCCGCAGCACACGACGGGGACGTTGATTTCGCCCGGGCCTTCGCGGTATGGTCCGCCCGGCGTAAATCCCGAGGCATACACGGGCAGCGGAAAACCGCGCAGGCAATCCGCATCCCGGATCGGGCCGTCGACCACAATCCCGGCGAGTTTTTTGGATGCGGCATACCGGAACATGAGTTCGCCCATAAGGGAACGCCCCGATTCCCCACCAGACACGATGAGCACGTCGCCCTCCTCCGCCATGTTGAGGGCTTTATGGATCATAAGGCTATCGCCGGGACGGGCCTTCACGGTCAAGGCCACACCCGACATGGTTCCGACCGGGTCCGAGAGCAGACGCACATCCGGAGTCATGGCGCACATCCGGTGCATGGCATCCGCGACCGGAGCCGTGGCGAACGCTCCATAGGCCCGGACCAATTCGGGATCAGGCAGAGGACGTTGGGTAAAAATACGAAAACCAACCGAC